GGAAAGCTGAAGGTAGGTCGGTCACCTGTAACGAACTCCCGCCAACCAAGTAAAGGCTCAGCGAGCGTGTCTCGATAATACAAAGACACGATGTTCGGTCCATCGTACCTAGACCACCTAAGTATAATTAGATGTGCGTTTAGTGCATCACTACCGTACGCTAGGACTCTAGACAGAATCCGTAATCTAGGATCAGATATTCCAATCACACGTTCTGGGAAAGTCATTCTTTTAGCGATATCCTCCATGGACCTATTGGATAAACCTTTAGACCATGTATGTCCCAAGAATTCCAATGGGTCACCCTTACGAGTGACTTTTGATTTATCCTTATGTAAGGACAAACCAATACTTCTAAAAACCGAAGCCCACTTCTCGAGCGGTATATAACGATCAAGACCTAACAGACCATCATCACCTAACACTAAAATTCTACTACGATCAACTGGTTTCCCAGCCAACAATAAGCAAGCATATTGTTGCGCAAAATAATTGACAATACTGTCAATCATTTGTGTGAAATATGACCCAGAGGGCACACCATGATGTTTAACGTAAACGTTACCATCAAACATAAGTATGGGTGTATGAATGAAGTAATGTACCATACGGTCCCACCCTTCCATATCACACTCTCTAAAATGCGTCTTAAGTACGTTGAACGCCATAGAGATTAGCTTGGGATGGATACTACTATCGTATCCGCTAAAATCAAACCCATACCTCAGACCCATATTGTCAATCGGGACTAATCTTCCAGCCAGTTCATGACGGTGTAAGCCAAAGGCCATAACGCTACGTGTAGTGAGGAAATGTTTTATCAAAGGCCTAGCAAATTTAGCCTCTAACAGTGTCATGTGAAGTGGGTAACCCCATACGAGTCTAGTCTTTGGACCTTCAGCGCCATGTTGTACCCTGTGATATGCCACGCACGGATGTGCTGCACAATCACCTTTAGCGAACCGTTTCATTCTTTCGAAATCCACTTCAAACGCCTCACCTTTCTTAACGAATAGTGGTGCCCCGCTAGCCTTCTCTTCTTTGACAGCATCCAGGAATTCAGAACTCCTAGACAACACTTCAAGATCCTTGAATCCCCCAAACTCCTTCGTGGTTAATGCCCAAGCATCTTTCCACGCCCACTCTTCGACTTTCAACATAGGCTTAACCCCATATTTACCGAGAGCAGTGACAATCTTCTCGGGTTGATAGACCGATTTATTGTCTCTCTGAAGATTGAATTCAAAGCCTTGCTCCTCTAAAGCTCGTAAGACGTGATGTTCGACAATTAAGCCGCTCTCACTCCTCATTTGCTTAATGACTTTATCGGCGCGACCATTATGATAAAAACCTTTCATGGTCACACTTCCAAGATCTCTCGATTTGATTAACATTTCAAGTTCCTCTCATTAGTTTCACTAAATAACCAAAGTGATACTG